CATTACAATAGCGCCTGCACCTTGTAACAATGTATTTAAAGCGGCGTGTTTGTGCCGCACCCTGAGCCTTCGGCCGTCCAAACCCGGCAAACTCTTGTGCTTATCGGCTATGTCGCTAACCAGATTGCGTAGCTTCTTCAAAGCCGGGGTACCTTCCAAGAAAGCACTCTTCAGTTCTATTCCCTTGGTGGTGCCTGCTCCTACGATAGAGCCTATCTTAGCGTCTCCAGCTCCGTAAAGGAAGGCGTAAATAAACGTCTTAGCCTGATCTCTAGTGGCGAGTCCTGCTGCTAGTTGGTTCGTTGTGTGTATGTCACCGTTCAAGATCTCCTGTGTGTACTTATCGTCTTTCATGTAATGAGCCAACATCCGCAGCTCTAAACCACTGGCGTCAATGCCTACGAGTTTATGCCCGTCTTCAACCGTCCAGCACTGCCTGCATTCAGAACCGTATAACTTGCCTGTCGCGGGTACCTGTGCAAGGTTAGGCTTACTGTGTGTCATACGACCTGTAACAGCACCGTTGCAGTTGACACGTCCGTGTACCCTACCGTCCTCTGCGACCGCCTCAAGCCACGAGTTGATCTGTGTAGAGCGTTTCTGAAGCGTTAAGAACTCCAGCACTAGACGGGCCTCGGGTAAGTCTATAGCGCCTAACGTTCCCTCATCAACTATAACATTCCCTTTCTCTGTTTTAGTCTTAAAGACGGCTCCTATAGATTCTAGCCTCTTAGCAATTTGCGGTCTGCTTCCAATATTAAAGACCTCCACGTCTTCCTTAAGAGGCTTCCCAGTCTTCTCAGACACGCGCTGGGTGATGATAGGCGTAAACTTATCCTGTAACGTGCTCTCAATACTACGCATCTTAGCGGTAAGCTCTGCGTACAGGCTAGAGGCAAAAGGTATGTCCAGCTTAAACCCGTTGACTCGCTGCTGCGTTAGTATCGCCTGCATATCGTGTTCCAACGCCCATGATTCCTCACCGAAACTCTCAGCAGCCAGTTTAGTCATTAGGTGTTTACAAGCCTTCGTATTTAACCTAGTGTCCTGCTCGCAATAACTGCCCATTCTAGATAGCCATTGTGTTCTGGACTCGTTCTCTATAGGGCCGTCAAAGTCTTTAAAATCTCCTTTAGGAAACCCGAACTGTACTCCATACGACGACAACCCATGCCCACCAGCTCTGGACGGGTCGTGTAAGCGCGACAGCAACATACCGTCTACTTGTTTGCGGTTATAGAGATCGACTCCCCAAACAGCTTTAATGACTGGTAGATCGAAGCCTATACCATTCCAGTGGGCTAGTGTGGTGACGTTAGCAAGCTCTGATATCAGATCCTCTGCTGTTGTGCATTCTACAGTCTGGTCAGTGTCCCAGAAGTGGACCCACGCCATGTGGATTGTGTCGTGCGCGTAATTAGTTTCTATATCTATTGATGCCTCTCTCATAAGTCTATACCTATATCCTTTAAATTCTCTATGTATTCATCTTCTACTAAGTAGGAGTCTTGCTCGCCTAGGCATGTCTCACAAGTATCTAGTGAGTAGCCGTCCACGTCCTGATAAGTAACTTCTTCATCTGTTAATACTTCGTTGCAGCATTTGCATTTCATAGCGCACTCTCCAAGTCTACATTCTTTATTTCAGTTAGTCTACCAGTGGCTAGGCTATATTGCAATAGTCCTGCTACTCCTGCCTCGCCACTAAACCTGTTCTTTAATATCCGCACTATAGTGCTGTTTCTAATCTGCTCATCTTCATGTTGTCTATCAGCTTCTAACGCTATGCCTATGTTACTGAGTTGCATAATAGCGCCTGAACCTCGAGCCTCGCTGGCGTGTACTCTGCCGCCCTCGTCGTGGCTAGTCGCTCCGCTGCTAGGTTTGCGTAGATGGCAGATGTTAATTAACATAATGTCCGTCTCTTCTACCAGTTTGCGCAGCTCGTGCATCACCGAGTCGATAGCTTCACGTTCATTGGTCTTGCTACCTGATACTAAACCGACCAGAATACTAATATGATCTAGCAACAACACCTTACAATCTTGCGCCTTACTTAAATACTTCATTTGGGCTATAACACTCTCCACCGTTATGTGTCCCTCGTGCTTTAAAAACATGAACCGATCGTTAGATAACATAGCCTTGAAAGCGTCTTCCTTGTCCTGCTGTCGCTGTTCTAGTGTTATATCTTCTAAGCTGGGCTTCTCAGACGCCCTAGACGGGTCTAATAGGATTCCCTTCATCTGTGTAACAGTTGGTAGGTGAAACACCTTCTGTGCTGAGATAGACATCATACCCTGTGCCGCCACTGCTACTGACTCCTCCAAGGATAACACGCCTATCTTGTGGTTAGTGCTGTCGTGGATCTGTCTCAGCAACTCCTTAACGAATGTAGATTTGCCTACGCCACTACCCGCCATCACGGTCACTATTTCGCCTGTCCTCATGCCATAGGCTTTTAAGTTCAAGCAATCCCACGGATAACTGGCAAAAGGCATTTGCAGAGGTGCCATAACATCGTCATATAGGGCTGAAGACTTAACAATACTATCCGGCATGTACTCCTCGGCTCTCCACCAGTCCTTAATGTATTGAGCGCCTGCCCCGCCTGATAGGTAGTCACAGGCGTCTTTAAAACCTTCCCTATGCTTCATAATCTTAGCTTTATCAGGAAATAGGGCCGCTACTGCCACCGCCGCCTGAATTCCCGGCTCATCCGTATCGAAGCTTATAGTAATAGACTCAAAGCTGTTTAGATACTCATACTGCTCCTTACAGCACTTCAGAGCCGATTGTGCGCCTGTCTTAATACTAACGGCGGGGTACTTACTGCCGTGCATCTGATAGCATGCCATAGCATCCTCTTCGCCCTCTGTTAATGTAACCGAGCGTCCTCCTTTAGGGAATAAGTGTTGACCAAATAGCTGCGCCTTCTTAAAATCTCCTATCGTCTGCATAGCCTTATCAGGCGTTTTGGTCTTACTGATGCCTTCGCCATAGTAAAAGACCCGTAACCCTCTGGCTTCCTCAGACACCTTGTAAGCCTTTGCAGTAGCTGCGCTTATGCCTCTAGCTGGGAAGGCTGTAAAGCCTTTAGAGACGCCTGTGGGCTGTCTGGTGGCGTGTTCTACTGGCTGGCCGTGCGGTATAGTGTGATCCATAGCCTGCATAGCCTGCCTAGGCTTAAAAGCGACGTCCTGTGGGCAAGCATGGCAATAGCCGCTACCCGTAGACGTTGGCGCTAATCCGTCGCTGCTGCCACAATCGCCACACTGTAATCTAGACCCTAAAAATTCATTATCCGTCATTTTGCTGTCCTCTTTCTTCTAAATAGTTGATTGCACCTTGCAAGTATAACACAGAATCTTTGAAATGTCCTAGTCCTACATTACAGGCTCTGCACAATAGCCCTCGTGCTTCTATATCATCGTGATTGTGATCTACTACTAGCGGCGAACCATCAGGATTAACGTGATAACAAATAGCACATACCCCGTCTTGATCTTGCAAGAGGTCGTCATACTCCTCCAACGTCATGTTATACTTAAGCCTTAAGTGCCGTGTACGTTGCTCCTGTTTGCGGTGTATTGATCTAAGGGCTTCGCATTCCTTGCAACGCTTATCAACGCCGTCGGAAACTGTCTTATCTTTATAAAACGAAGTTATATCCTTAGTTTGCTTACAATCCTTACATTTTCTACTATTCATTTGAATAAACCTCATTTATAATTGGACAATTCCCGGTTTCCATGATATAATCGCATCTCCTTCGGCGGCGTTGCAGCCTATATAAACCTAATCCCTATATAGTCTTTAAAGCTCTATAGAGGATAGCTCTTTTATTACCTCCTCCTCAACAACATCTAAATCTAAGCAATTGCTTATATACTGTTTAATAAACCCATTATCACTCATTAAGTAAACACTGTTAACGTCTACATCGCCTGTGTTGTTCTCGATAAACACGTTAACATAGGCTTCTACTTCTAACTTGACCTTTATAGTTCTAGGCGCTCGCATGTTGATACTCCAAGCACTCCGGTGCTTTAAACTTACAGACTGAATCCCATTGGCCGTTAGTACAGCCCTGTAGAAATATAACTACAATTATTAATACTATAATCATCGCTACACTGATCAACTTATCTAACAGTTTATTACTCATCGCTAAATCTCCTTGTATAGGGCTAAATACATAGCCACTCATCAAAAGTTAAAATGTACTCCCCGCTATCCTGCATTTGTTCAACGTAAATA